CACTGGCGTTGCCCGGTTTGCTGACTACAACGCCGGCCAAGGCTTGTGGTCCAAGATGGGCGCGACGATGATTGCCAAATGCAGCGAGGCATTGGCGTTGCGCAAGGCCTTCCCTGCTGATCTGAGCGGTGTCTACAGCACCGACGAGATGGAGCAAGCCGTCGAGCCTGTCACCGTGACCGCTACGCCAGCGCCGGCGTTGCCTGCCGGTGATGACAAGGTATTCAACGCCGGCAGGGTTGCCATCGCAAAGGCGACCACCATGGAAGCCTTGGCCAAGGTGACCGAGCGGATGGAAGCCCGCAAGGCTGACCTATCCGCTGAGCAACAGGAAACCCTGCTAGCGCTTGCCTTGGAGAAAGAGGCCAGCTTTGCCACCACCGAGGAGGATCCGTTTGATGACTGACCTTTCCCTCGCCGCACAGGCGGTACTGGATGCCAGCAATTTGATTGCTGGCAAAGACTCATACTTAATCCTTGCCGCCGCCTTGCGAGCTGCTGCACTGGTGCCCAACATCGACCGCCTTAGGTTGCTCGCCATTGCTGACGAATTGGAGGGGCGATGACTGAACCGTATCTGACCACTGACCAACTAGCAGCGCGTTGGGGGCTGAAACCAGCAGCCATCAAAAACCAACGCGCACGCGGCATCGGCCCTGGGTACTACACCATCCCGCGTATCGGCTTTCCTGCTGGTACGCCACGAGTGCGGTATCCGCTAGCGCAGGTGCTGGCATTTGAAGAGTCCAATTCCATTACACCACTGACATGAGCCTTTACGCATCCGGCATCATTCGCATCATCTCCGACCCGCAACTGCGCACCTTTGACAGTGGCACCATGGTTGCCAACTTTGCAGGTGGCATCCAAGAAGGCAAGGACAAGGACGGCAACTGGATCAACAATGCAATCGACATTGAGCTGTGGGGCAAGTCCGCAGAGCTGGTGGTTGATCGCTGCAAGAAGGGCGACAGCATCTTTGTGACCGGCAACATTCGCCGTCAAGAGTGGGCAGATAAGGAAACTGCGGCTAAGCGCAGCAAGCATGTCTTCAGTGTGCAGCGGTTTGAGTTCCTGCCCCGTGGCGCGCAATCTGAGGAGGTTGCCTTCTAATGAACGAAGCCACTATCAAAGCAGCTTTTGACGAGTGGTGGCGTGACAGCTATGGGGTGCCTCCGGGCACCCATGCCGTCATGACTCACGTTGCCTTTGCTGCGTATCTGTTGACCCTGCTGGAGCTTATGCAAGATGACCGACCCAATCAACCCTGACCACTACAAGCAAGGCAACATCGAATGCATTGATGCGATCAGGGCCGCACTAGGCCCTGACGGGTTCAAGGCATACTGCAAAGGCCAGGTGATTAAATACCTCTGGCGCGCCGAGCATAAAGGCAATCCATCACAAGATTATTGCAAGGCCGAATGGTATTGCGATCGTCTAGCAGTTGATGCGGTATTTGACAAGTAATGCCCGCGATCCAGGTTCCATGCGTTCACTGCAAAAGCCTGAATACTGCTGTCGTGATGACCAAATGCACGTCAGATAACATCCTTGTCCGCAGGCGCAAATGTATTGCCTGCGGGCAGCGATGGTACACCGAGCAGCCAGCAGAGATCACGTTATCCCCTTCCAGAATCCAATGGTTCAACAATGGTCGCGCCCTTTCGGTTAAACCCAACTCAGCCACTACGCAACCGGACACTCAACATCCGGGTGACGGATGAAGAAATTGAGATGGCACGCCAATTGGGCAATGGGAACGCATCGCATGGCTACCGCCTTGCAATCCGTTACATGTCCGAAAGATCAATCCGTGGCATCCCGCTAAGCACTATGCTGCGCGCTGCGGCTGAAATGGCTGCAGAGCTTGAACGTTCACCTAAACGCGGCGCAAGGCCGACAACACGATGATTTTGTGCGACACCGAAATCCATGAGCTGATTGCCAATCACGCCATGGTGCAGCATCACGAGCCAGAGCTAATTAATCCAGCCAGCTTGGATCTGCGAGTTGGTAATTTGATCATGCTTGAATCGGTTACATCTCACCAGATGATTCCGCTGGACATTAGCGGATACACCGTTGAGCACCCTTATGAGCTGGTGCCGGGGCAGTTCATTTTGGCCCAAACGATTGAGGTGTTCCACATGCCGGAGGACATCGCCGGGCTGTTCTTTCTTAAATCCAGCCGCGCACGAGAAGGCTACGAGAACCTGCACGCCGGTTACGCCGATCCCGGTTGGCATGGCAGTGCATTGACGCTGGAGCTGAAGAACGCACGCCAATTGCAGCCGCTGCCGATCTACCCAGGCCTCAAGATTGGGCAGATGGTCTTCTGGCGTATGAGCGCCAAACCTGCGTTGAGCTATGCCGTCACCGGCAGCTACAACAACGACAAGCTAGTCTCGGCCAGCAAGCAGTTCCTCAGCCGCAGCCAGGTGCCATTCTTGGATGCTGCATGACTGCATCGCTTCTCGTGCCAGCCAGTGGATTTGCGACTTCTGGCTGGCTTCCTGCTCAGCTAACAGCAGCGCATACTCCAGCAACCCATTCCAATCGCCTTTGGCGTGTAGTGCTCGCAATGCACTTGCATTGGCTGCACCGTGGAATTGTGCTTCCATTGTGTGAACTAAAGGATTGCCCATGACTGATTCCATTAAGGACTACCTCAACGATATTGCCAAGCAACCATTGCTTACGCCGCAGCAGGAGATACAGCTAGGCAGGCGTGTGGCGAAATGGAGAGAATTAAAAAGCAAGACCGAGCCGTTAACGCAAGTCGAGCAGCGCGAGTACCGCAGTGGCGAACGCGCTAGGCAACAGTTCATCCGCGCCAACCTGCAGCTTGTCATTCACGTTGCCCGTAAATACGAAAAGCGCACCCGCAAGACGCTTGAGTTTATGGACCTTGTACAAGAGGGCAATATTGGTCTTGCTCGCGCCGTCGAGCTGTTTGATTACTCAAGAGGCTACAAGTTCAGTACCTATGCCTATTGGTGGATTCGCCAAGGCATCAGCAGGGCATTGCTCCAGAGTGATGCAATTATCAGACTGCCAACAGCGCTGCATGAGCTGCTCTATCGCGCCAATCGAGCATCACATGAGCTAGCACAAAAGTTGGGAAGAACGCCAAAGCTAAGTGAAGTTGCTTTGGAATTAAACATAAAACCAGAAAGCTTGTCCAATGCGTTCAAGCAGTGCTACAGCGTTACCAGTCTTGACAGAACAGTCCAAAATGTTGATGATGCGACAATTTTAGAGTTAATTGCAGACCCTGCTGTTTTTGATTACGAGGAGGATCAAAACATTGAGCAACTATATGAATACATGGATAAATACTTAGATCCAATAACCAAGAAAGTGTTAATTTCTCGCATGGCCAGCGAGCCGCCAAGCTGGCGTGAACTTGAAAAACAAATCGGCAAGCCTCGCGCAACACTTCAAGAGATGCACCGTCGCGGCCTAGCCCGCCTTCGTATGATGATGAGACACCCGTTGGCCGATACGCCACTAGACAAATGCCGCAACCAACGATTCATTTAGTTGATACATATAACGGCAAAGTGTGGCGTGTTTGCTGTGCTGGTATGTGCAAAGATCACGCGCAGCAATGGCAGGCTATGGTGTTTTGGCATCAGATGAGCGCATCCATTGGCGAATCTGATTTACTTTATTTACGCAATAAAACGGCTGTTTAGTAAACCATTCAATCCAATTTTCACTGCCCTTTTTGCGATTGCAGCTTGTGCAGGCTGGCACTAGGTTTGCGGCTACAGTGCCGCCGCCTTTATGGCGTGGCTTGACATGATCTAAGGTGTCCGCTGCAAGGCAACAGTAGGCGCAGCGGTGATTCCAAGCTTCAAATATTTGTCTTCTGAACAAGTATTTTGCATTTCTTTTGCTGATGAGGTTGGAATCAACAATCTGGTGATCCACGAAGTTCGGGGATAGGTAGCACTTCAACGGCAAGGCCGAGGATATGATCGTTAGATGGCGCTAACTCAGTTAGCCGCGCCATAAAGTCATCTGATACCGTTTCCGGGTCATCGCTGTCACTTTCAACTACAATTGTGTACTCAATTTCTAGAACATATTGTCTCATATTGTTGGCGTACATGTAATGTCAACGCCGCCACGCACTCTTGGTCTTAGTGTCATCCATATGCCGCCAAGTGATTTTGGCATCACGATGCGCTCAATTGCCCAGCCACCAGTAGCGCCAAACTCTTGCTTGTAGGTGCCGGTTTGCAAGTGCCATCGCTGCTCAACCCATGCCTTGCCATTTTCAGCAATGCGGTAGCAAGGATGGGCCACGATGCTGCGCTCGTGGTTGTGGCCGTTGATCATCACATCTGCATCGGGCGCAATCTGCGCATATCGTCCGCCACCCATGGTGCCCTTCGTGACGATGCCTCCCCATGCGCCGTGATGAAAAAATAGTGTGCAACGCCGCGTCTTGCCAGATTCCTGCCTGAATACAAAGCGGACAAATCCTTGGTAACCCATATGCTCTGTTACCGCGCCATCGTTGCGCATAAGCCGGACCACATTCTCGAGCGGGTCAATTTCTTGGTTATTGAGTACAGCGGTCTCGTGGTTGCCGTCGCCCATCATCAAAATCATGTCGCCATAAGGCTTTAGCAGATCTGCCGACTCGCGAAACACCAGGTCAAAGTAGTTGCCGCCAAGGTGCTCTGGCCTGATGTCACCTTTGCTGCCGCGACGATCTTTCTTGCCTTGCATTAAGCAAAGCACATCGCCAAACATTAGCGCATGGCCGCCAATAGCTTTGCATTCGTCAAGGTGCTGCAATAACAGCTTGCGATTGCATTTTGGGTTGTCGAGGTGAATATCAGATGCTAAAAGGAAAGTTGCCTCCTGCTTCGTGCTGCTATAAGGTATTCGCACCTCCAAAAGCTCTGGCGACACCCTTTCAATCGTGATCGCCATGCCGTTGGTAGCGGCTTACACTGCAGTCTAATAGTCCCAGACCACGCGAGGCCTGCCAGTTCTAATTCCCGTGTGAATGAATCCCTTTGGCGCACCTAAGCCGGTGCTGTAAGGCCAATTCTTGACGCACCAATTTTGCACGGTTTGTACGGCTACGCCGCTGATGTACCAATCAACAGCGCCGCATCCTGGTTTGTAGAGGTGCTCGCTATTACTGGCACCACCGACCGCCTGGTTCACTGCTTGTGGCCGATGACCGCTCGTGATGATGAGTGGCTTGTCACCAAACTGTGCGCGGGCTTTCTCCAAAAAAGTGCAGAGTTCAACGGCGATATCACATTGAGCTTGGTTTACGAAGCGCCTGCGATCTTCTCCTAAACACAGCTCGCCGTAGGTGATATGTGGCGTTACTCGCGTCGCGAGCGGAGACGACGGCGCAAAGCGAGGTGCTGGCTGCTGCTTTGTAGTGCCGGTGAACAATGCCACCTCTGCGGCACGTCGATTTGTG